TACCGCTTGCAAGTGTAAATCCATCCCATCTACCAAATATTGTCATTCCCTGTGGAAAAGTTACACTATCTATAGCGGCTCCACCATTAGAGTCTATAGTTGTACCAGTTCCAGTATCATCAGGCCATAGTTGTTCAGTTGTAGCTACTAATCCACCACTGCTTGCAAATACTGTATCTTCAATAAATTGTATTGCAACAAACTTTGTTCCACTTACACTTGTAGTAACTGCTGTTGTTCCAGTAACTAATATAGAACCAGATTGACCTAAATACTCTCTCACATAAAGAGCTCCAGTTGGATCAAGAGCCAATGCTCCAACATCTCCATTATCTAAAGTTCTTTCACTATTATCATATCTACCACCAGATAGTAATGGATTTCCTGCTACAGCTGCATCTTCAGCCGCATCTCCAACAACTTCAATAGTATTAGTAGAAGCTGGCAAACTCGTTACATCTACATCACCAATGTCTACGCCACTATTAGCTGCTAGCTTACCAATCGCATTTGAACCAGCTGGTAGGGCGGCAACAACGTCTACTTGCATTTCTGTACCACTAATAGCATTATCAATAGTTTCTACAGCTGTTTTAATTGCTCCTGTATCTGCATCTATCGTAGTAAGTAAAGCTTCGTTTGCTGCGTGGTCTACGTTAGCCGCAGTCAACAACACTTCAACAGCTGCTGCATCAGTTTCAATAGCTGTTAGTGTAGTTTCTAATGTATCTAGCTTAGTATTGCTAGATGTAATTAAAGTTTCTAAACCATCAACATGACCAATGATAGTAGATTGATTTGCTGCTGTTGCCGCTCCACTTGGTAAAGCAGACGACATAGCATCTACTTGTAAATGCCCATCACTATCCACTAAAGGAACATAACTAGTACCACTACCAGCTTTGTTCGTATTAGCAAAAATTAACATACTGTCTTCGGCTTTATCAGTATGCACCTCTACAGTTATATCAGACCCTTCGGTCTTAAGAGTTACGTTATCTATATCTACTTTTAACGCATCTTCACCTGAGTTTAAAACTTTGTTTAAAACTTCTTTAGTTTGAAATTTTGGAAATGCCATATTATACTCCTAAACCTCCACCACCGCCTCTAGGGCTATCTTAAATCTGCTGGCATAATTCTTCTTGGGGCACCAGTCTTATCCCGTTTTTTCATACCATATTTTCTAATAGCTTCGTTCCATTTTCCCTCATGTGATCTTGCCATGCTCATTGCTACAGCAGATGAATTTCCGTCTATGGTTATTCCAGCTTTGTCTTGGTATAATCTAAATTTTACATAATCTATTAATGATGAGTGCATACTATTATCTATGTCTGGAGTATCTGTAATTGCTGATACAGCATTAGGTTCTCCAGAATAATGTATTAACACACCATTTGTTACTGCTTCATTGATAGGTTTATAATCACCTAATCTTTGATGAATGGTGTCATTATCAGAACCATCCGTTGTTACTATTGCTAAATGGTCTCCAGTAATAAACCAAGCAATAAAATCTTCTGGGTTATTATAGCTACTTGCCATTAGTCTATATCCATTGTTTGTATTTCATTATTAAGTAATCTAGGTATTTTAACATAATCTCCAGATGAGTCCATAAAATCAACCCTATATACTTTATTTATCTCTACTCCAGCATTAGAATCACTTAATGTGTACCATTGTTGGTCTGCAACAGTAGTTAGTTTTGCGTATTCAATTTTTGTATTATATTTACCTAACTCAACTAATGCCTCATTAACTAAATTTATAATATAATTTTCTGGAGCACTTGGAAAAGCTTGCCTTACTCTAGATATAATTTTTTTAACTGTTAAGCTATGTACTGCCATTAGTCAGAATCCTTTCCTAGCAACCCTATTTGTTTCCATGTTCTCGTTTCATCTTCCCAGTTATTTACAGTCATATCGTTCCAAGAGCCTGGAACTATAAAAGTTACAGATGTTGGTAAAGTAACACCAGTCCAAGACGGTGATGTGTTCAAAGCAACACCAGTCCAAGATGGAGATGTATTTAAAGTAACTTGAGTAAAAGATGGAGAGCTGTTTAAAGTAACGGCAGTCCAGCTTGGTAAAGAGTTTAAAGCTACGTTAGTTAGTGCCATTATCCACCCCTCACTATTTGTATACCTTTGTCATAATCTAACTGTAATTTTGCTTGTTGTTTCTCCATCCAAGAATATTCTGTACTTAATACATTAAGCCTAGCTTGAGCTTCATTGCTGTAAGCTTGCGCGATATTTAACTTTGATTGTATTTGCGAAAGGTAAGCATTAGCCGTTCCTATAAAACCTTGTGCTGTGTTAATAAATCCAGAAGCAGTGCCTAGATATCCTTGAGCTACATTTCCATAGCCTCCAGAAGTTCCCAAGAATCCTTGAGCTACTGATACCTGTGACTGCACTTGATTTACTCTAGCTGATACTTCATTTACATACCCTTGAGCTTCTCCTAAACTACCTTGAGCTTCACTTAAAAACCCATTGCCAGCGTTTACGTGAGATGACGCTAGTTCCACATCTTCTGCAGTATTAGCTGTCACCGCACTATCAAATTGTGTGTTTGCTAAAGTTACTGCTGTATTAACTCTATCAACAGCTGTATTTATTGCAGTAGTTGCTGTATCTATACCTGAGTCTACTAACACTAAAGCCTCATCTAATTCAGCGTTTGATAAATCAACCTCTGCGTTCATTAAATCTACTTCTGTATTAGCTAATGCAACTTCAGCTGTAGCTTTATCTATCTCTGCATTTGCTAATCCTATCTCAGTGGCAGCACTGTCTGCAATAGCAAGAGTTTCATCTATTTCAGTATTTATAGCGGTTAAAGCTGTAGTAATATCTGAGTTACCAGATTTTGCAGCTAATGCATTTTGTAATGATTTTATTGCAGCATATACTGGAACTAAATATTCAGCTTCATCTGGAAATTTAGCTATAGCACTGTCTCCAAAAGCAACAGCTGGATAAGCTAATGCTTGTACATGAGCATTTTGTGAGTTAGATGGTTCTGGAACTACAGATAAAAGATTGTTAGTAATATAGTAAGCAGGGTCAGTTGTTGTAGCTGCCATCATATCATCAGAATCTCTAATTCTACCTTGTAATTCAGCTGGTATAGCACGACATGGTTGATTTATAGTTCCATCATCTCTCGTAACTGCAAATACCTCAGAGCCAGCAACAGTATAATTAATAGAGCTACCATTTAATTCGTTAGAAGTGGTAAATAATCTTTTCTTTGAGTCTGGTAAAGACGTAAGTATTTCTTTTGCGCCATCTGTTAAAAACTGAGTTAGCTCAGTTTGTGTAGGTGCACTACTGCCATCTATAGACAGACTAGTTAATCCTTCTACTTGTGCTTCAAAAGTTGCCATCTACTAATATCTCATTGTTCTTTTTTTAGTAGGCTTTTTTGCTTTTTTCTTTTTCTTTGCCATTTTTTTTGGCTTTTTGTACATCATTCGATCTACCCTTTCCTCCAGTCATTGTGCGACTAGAAACAGTTTTTAAACCTTTACCAAATTTACCCATCTAATCCCCACCTTTGGTTTCTCATTTTATCAGTGCTTTTATCTATAGTTGTGCTTCCAAATTCTATATCAGTTCTTTTTGCTATATCGCTTCTCATAAAAGAATTGGTAGTAAACTTTGGAGCAGATGCTCTCTCTCCACACTCTCTACAGTAAAACCAATTATCTTTATTTGGTTTTTTGCAATGCTGACATTCAGCCATTAAGCTCCACCAATAACTACAGTTAAAACTCTATCACCTCTAAGAGTGGTATGAGTAATTGATAAAACTTTATTATTAGTAGAATCTAAGGTATCAATATGGTCTTTTAAGTCTCTTGCCATTGTACCAGTTGCAGCAGTTTCTATATTTGGAGTAGCGTCATGTATAAAAACTTTTACTTTTACATTATCATAAACAGCCATTTCATTTCCTTATTTTTAAAAATTCTTAGGATTTTTGGGGCTAAACCTTTATACGAGTAGCCCCACAGTATCCAAAACTGTTAATCCTTATTTATTCGGATTATGATGCAAAAAGCATAGTGCCAGTTGCTGCACCGCCAGTAACTCCAATATCTGGATTCCACTTACCAGCATTTACATACCATTTACCATCTTCTTCGCAAACAAATTCAATGGTAGAACCATGTGAATATATATTTACGGCATCGTTAGTTGGTGTAAATACTAAGCTAGTTTCATCAGCAACCGATGTATCATAAGTAATTAAATTACTTGATGAAGTTGGCATAACGCAACCTGTTTCCCATACGTCGCTTCCAGCGCAGTCAAAAGTTAACACTGCAGTTCCACCTCTAGGATCATCCTTAAAGTTAAAAACTACAACTGAACCTGCTTCTGCAGATGGTAGAGTAGCTGTTACAGCAGCTGCTCCAGTATAAGTAGGAGAGTTAATTGCATTAGCAACAAGCGTACAAGCATTAGA